TCCTGAATAGCACTTTTTAAGGATGTGTATGTAAAACTCATGTATTTATCTGGCCTCCCATCCCGCTGTGGTTTGTACAGTAATAATACAATGTAGGCGCGCCAGAAGCTACTGTTATTTGCGTATATGCTCCTTCACTGCCTGCGGAACCGTTAGTAGTTACTCCCGTAGTATACTCACTACCTCCGCCATGCGTTCCATCTGAAGCAGTTGAAAACCGAAGCGGATGACTGCTATTGGATGAATCTGATTGATCAAAACGATAAATACTTCCCTCAGTTAAGTTCAAGGTAACTGCCCTTGATCCATCAATATAAAAATAGTTTGAACCCCCGTAATCAGCTACCGTAACAGCATAGACTGTTAAGTTTGTTGTTATCGTAACCGAACCAATGCTTCCCACTGTTCCAGATAAAGTTACATTTAATCCAGAAGTAGACGAAGATTCCGTAGATTCACTTTCTTGAGAAGATGTTACGGAGCCAGATATTGACACAGAACCAAGCGTCCCTGTTGCAACTAAATTACTTGTTATAAAATCTAAAGGATCAACAAACCCTACAGGATTAAACCCATATTGAGTTCTTCTTTCAAATTCTAGATTAGTTAAAGGTCTAGAGTCCTTTAACGCTTCGGCATCAGGAATGTTTTTTCTAGGAATTAATTGGGGGTGCTTACGCTCAAACTCATCTTTTCCAACAAGTAATCCGTTCCATTCTTTTTTCATATCACGAAGTTTATACCGAAAACCCGACCTATCTGATATTCCAAAAGCATGACGGCCTGTTGCAAAACGCCCCATCAGTACACCGCATAATAATCTAAACTTGGTGATACATGAAAGGAAGATCGGTCTCTGTCCTCAGTCATAGCCCGCTCAAATTCCTCTTCATAAACCGCTTTTAAAAGTTGTACCTTGTTAGGCGCTCTTTTTATAGAAATATAATATGCAAGGCCTGCCGCCAAACAGGGATAAAATCTAAAAGGAATGTTTAGAGTGTTAACTTGAGTATTTGCATCATCAATTCTAGTAAGAGCGTCGTAATAGATTACATCTGTAGAATTTTCAGGTAAAGGCCAGATTTTTAAATTAGGGGTTACTTGTCGATCAAGAAAAAATTGATTCGGCCTTCCTGTAGTAGCCTTATTAGGTATGTTTAAGTAAGAATCTCTACTTATTCGCGCCATCGATAGATAAGTACCGTCTCGCAAAACAGACATAGACAAAATATCAATTACATCCGTGCCAAGAGAATATTCCCCATCCGACCCCGTTAATGCCTGAGTTCTTTGGGATATAGTCCATTGATTCAAGCCCCTGTTGGCCCATTCTGCTAACATGATGTTTAAAGAACGTTTAGCCGTTTTTAAATCATATCCGCTTCGTACTTCAAGCCCACATCGTTCAAAAGCTTCTTCAATGTACTCAGTTACATCTAACTCAAAATTTGTTGATCCAGATAGTGTCATTTATTTCTTCTTCACCTTACCACCCATACGCATACCCTTGGCTTTCATCATACCGCCGGCTTTCATACCCTTGGCTTTAGTCCTAGTCTTTTTAACTTTTTTGTTTGTTTTAGCGCCCGCACCAAGATTTACTCTACTTGTCATTTGATTCTCCTTCATTGTACAAGTTGTCAAAAATTCTATTTACGTCCAGTGTATAATCTAAATCTGATTTTGAATAGTGTAAATGTTGAGAAGGTCTAAAATCAGGCGCACCCTCTCCTGTTGAAAACCAAGCGGGATGTGTAACTCGAACCCTATTGTTGGGTAAAGCCACTATATTTCCCGTCCATTCCCCCGCATCCAAAAGTTGTAGCACATGAGATTGTTTGTGTTGAGCCGGATCATCCGCTATCTCGCTTTCTGTGTAATCAACAGTAAACAAATATTTTGCAGGAAAAAAACCACCGTCTATCTTTGCTAACCAAGGACAAGGTGTAGTTCTATCCATCACATATACCGCATGGTTGTGCGAAGAACAGTCCCAAGGTTGCGCTTCATGTGTTTGCATAGGTGCAGGCCACTCTTCTAAAGGTATATCTCCAACCAAACCGGTTATAGGCATTCTAGCCCACATGGCTCCACCGTGAACGGTATCTTCATCTTCTCCTTCAGCCTCACACCCCGTAAAAATAACTTGAAAGCTTAAACATCTATTTGGTATGGTGGTAACCGCAACGACCATTGCGTGTAGAAATTCCCCGTGATATTTTTCGTGATTATGCGTGTATTCTTTTCTTACCCAACATTTAAAGTAAGGTATGTTGCTCTGTAAGTAGGCCATCTTAAAATAAGAAACTTGTAACGGTTACAGCAAGCTGAACTGTAATAGCAAATAGAATGGCCCAGATCCTAAAATCAAGCTTATCAATATCTTTCTTTAAATGCTCTAAGTGATTCGTTTCTATGCGTTCAACAATTTCTGTTAAAACACTTACCTTTTTATCTACTTCATGCAAAGAAGGTTTTGTCATCGACAACGCCACCTTTTTCTGGCTTGACGTAACCGACTGTTTGGATCGGCTGCTGCTTTTGGAAACTTTTTCATTTGACCCTTTGACCTTGCGCAAAACGATTTCCTCCTCTTAGCATCTTTACTTCCTGCCTTTACCTTTCCTGTAACGGCAGTTTGTAATTTTGAACCGGGGTTCTTTCGTCTGTAAGCCTTTACCCCTGCTTTCGTCATTCCCGCCCCAGACTTTGTGGGGCGAAAATTCTTTTTATTTCGTTTAGGCATTTCGCCCTTACGGGTTTTAGTCTCAGCCATACTTCTTACGCACATACAAGATAATAGTATATGTATCCGCGGAAGCGTGTCCTACTGTCGTGAACATAACGTCTCCTGTTTTGCCACTTCCTGCATTGTTAGTTAAACCACCAAAAGATGTGTAATCGTGATCACCACTTTGATTTTCTCCTAATTCAATGCAAAAAGCGTCGGTAGTGGCGTCCCAGAGTATTTTTACCTTCATGCCAATACACTGCCACCAGATACGTTCAATAACGACCCCAGAACAGGCAACACCGTCTGCACTACTAGACAAAGCCGAAACATCTACTTTTTTTACGGCACTCTCGCCAGAGCCGTCCGACACGTTTGTAAACTTTATAACAGCCTTGTTTGGACCATCAATTAAAGTTTGCGAGGTTACAGCATCCGCCATGAAATCCTCCTATTACGCGATTTGAACGTACTCAATAATGAATGTAAAAGACCCTGCTGTCGTAGCGTCAACAGTGTTCGTGATGTTACAGTAAATAGTCCTTTCTGCACTTGCATACTGAACAGAGGCCGGAGCAGTTGTTCCACTCTGAGTCTGCGCAACAAGCGCAGTGGTGGTTACGTTACCAAGAACAACCGTTGTTCCACCATCTAAAATCTCATCCGTTACAGCAGCAACGATCTGCGCTCCAGAAGAAGATGTACCAACTTCATATCCAATGTCCCCTGTCCCAATGACGGGTGCAGTTGCACAAAAAATCTTAATGTTAGTAATGATTGTGTTTGCAGGCTGAGTAAACTCACCGATAGCAGGACTGTCACCTGCGGTGCTATTTACAGTAACTCCAGTAACAAGGCCAACGTGTTGTACATACTTGTTTGTTACAATTCCTGTGGAAGCAATACTGGCAACGTCGGTGTAAGCACCTGTTGAAGCATTTTTTGAAACGACTTTAAAACCGTTTTCGGAGCGAACGGCCCCTGTAAAAGTTGTATTAGCCATGTAATATCTCCTTGTCGTGGCTAGTGTCAGCTTTCGCTGTCAAGTGGATAGTTATAGTTTCTTATACAATAGTTTAAAACAAAAAGAAAGGGGCGAATAAATCGCCCCTTACTTTTTTATGCGTAAAAGATTTAAGCTGCGCCCGGAGTAGCGAACACAGATCGCCAATCACTTACACCAAAAGCATATCGCTCTCTTGCTTTAAATCTCATGTTTCCTGTATCAAAATCGCCTTCCATGGCTGTTTTAATCGGAGACCGATTAAAATGTTTAAAACCATTTGGAGCGTCTGTTTTGATAAAGAAAGCATCCGTATCAGTTAGGAAGTGATTTACTACCGCACCGTCTGGAAGCATTCCCATGTTTTTTGTTGCGTTTGCATCGTTATCCGCTGTACCGCTTCTAAGGTTACTATTAAGAACCCTTTCCGCAATAAACTGAAGTTCTTTTGGAATAATTAACTTCATACCACGAATAGCAACTTTTAAGCCACGCTCATCCGTTGTTCCCGCAATATCAATTAACATTTGCTCAAGAGACGTTTCATTAAGATCCGCCGCTACTGATAAAACATTACTTTGATTTCCAGAAATAGATGGGTGTGATGCCGAACAAAGTGCCGCGCCATCGCCAATCGCATGTACCCCAGTATTAAACGCGTTGTTTAATATTGAAGCCGCTTTGATTTGCTTGGTTTGAGACATTGATCGTGCAAGAGCCTTTGTGTAACGACTAGCGAGTCGATCATAAAGGTTGTCTTCAATAGCTTCTTCTGTAATTGAAAAAGCAAGAGCTATTGTTTCCATGTTGTAACGGGCAGTATAGGTTTCCTGTGCATCGTCAAAGCTGATGGCAGATCCTTCCTGCTTCGTTGGAGCAGTTCCAAAACCACCCAACATCACTTCTTCTTCAAAAGCTCTGTCAGAGGATTCTTCGTCGAAAATTTCCGAATGTTCATTTTCGTATCGGTCATACTCCATCCCAAAAAGGGCGTTTAGACCGGGTTCTAGCTCTTTAGCTAGTTGTGCGCGAGATATAGCCATTTATAAGACTCCTATACACCAGTTGTAGAAACAGTGGCCGCTGCAATGGACCCAGTAGGTGCATTGAAATGGTTGTTTATACGAACAATTAATGGAATACCCGCAGCAGTGAAATCAGAATTAGCAGGATCGTCTTGAATGCCCATAATTCTTAATGCCAAAGTGTTGGTGGTGGCAATTGTGTTCAAATCTGCGGTTGCAGAAGAAAGTCCAGTAGCCGTTGAGCCACTGTTTCCTGTTGCGAACGCAATGTTTGCAAAAACCGCTGCACGAATTTCAGCTTCAGTATTTGCTGCACTCACAACGTTAGACGTTGCTATTTGAAACAATTGGTTTGGGTCGTCATACAAGAACGCTCTAACTGGAAAGTCAGAGTCTGCTCCTGATCCCGGCCAGTAGTTAGAAAAAACTAATTTTCCTGTAGTAGAGGATACATATTCACATCCGCTAAAAACACCCGCAATAGCGACGTTACCACCGGCTGCTGCCTGTAGATCGTCAATAACTCCCGCAGCAAGCGGAA